CGATCAAATCCATTACGTTGCCACCTCGACTAGCCCGATTACCGGCACATCCTCGCCGCTAAGCGCTATGTCGCCTGTACCGCCATTGACAGTGAGCCCGATAAAATCTACTACGCCGGGCAGGTCCAGCAAGATATACCCAATGCGGTTGTAGACCACTGTATACTCTTTGAATGCGATAACTTCGAGATATACGGACAGCGCTGTTTTGAATGCCTCGCTCACTGCCGCTATATCAACCGACGGCCTTATGACCACCGTTGCATACACGTTGATAGCATATCCATCAGCGCTTTTTACTGTGACTGTCGCGCCGATCGGCCGGACGCTCTCGATATATTCCGCAGTTTTTGTTACGATCGCATCGTCTACGGGTTGGTTATGCGCGCCCACGATAAGCACCTTGACCGTGCCTTTCCCTGCCCATAGCGGTATAACTTTTGCAGCGGCGACCCCGTCGGCTTCGAGCGCCCAGTGAAGGTAGTGCGCGGCGTTGCCGGACGTCGGCGGCATTTTCAGATACGCATAATAACGCCCGGCCAGCGCGGCGTCGGATTCTGCGTCCGCCCCCCCGGTCGCGGCGCCGCTCTCTATCTGCGTTATACCGGCGAGGTTTACAAGCTGCCGGAATATCGCGCCTGCAGGCACGTTGTATTCTTCACCGGTCTCGATAGCCGTAAGGTCCCCGGCAGCTATGCCGCCGGCAATAGCCACGCTTTTATCCAGCGTGTATTGCAGCGCCTCGGCAGTTAAAAAGACCTTTCCTTCGGGTATGACGGTACCGTCGTCGCCATAAAATGTGACGCTTGCCCGGGCATTTGACCCCTGCTTGCGCACGATGCCATACTCGCCGGCCTTCATATCGATATACCGGCCGCTCGTTTCGTCTATGTAGACCATGGGGAGCACCGAGCCCAGGGCTGTGTATACTTTCCACATCTCGTAAGCGACAGGTGAGACTACCGTATTGGTATAGCTGCCCTCGCGTGTGTCCGCAAGCTCAAGGCGGCTTAACATGTCGGATTTGATATATTCAGGGGTCAAATTATCAAACATCAAGGCTTACCTCCCCGTAGGCTGTCATGATCGTGCAGCCTATCTCCAGTTTATCGCCCGCAAAAGATACCGTGACGTCCTTGACGTCAGTGATGTAAGGGTTTATAAGCAGGCATTCGCGGACACACCTGGGCGCTTCGGACTGCTTTAAATCGTCGGTAAACGGTTTACCAATCAAGCTTTCAATCTCGTTACCGTAATCCCAAGTGAATATCTCAAACATAAACCTGGGCGTCCTCAGCGCGTTCCACGCCCACACAAGGACCGCATCTTTACCGCTCACGAGCACCGGGGAGCCGTTTTTATATACCGGCGCGCACTTTTCAAAATCCCATGCCGTTTCTGTGTATAGCCCTGACGCACCGGGCTTGCCCGCTATTTGCGGCTGAATGATCGGAAATAGGTTCACAGGCCCACCAACCTTGCCCATATGATATATCGCTGCTCATCTTCGATAGGTTCCAGGTACAGTATGTCGCCTCGCTCAAAAACTGGCGCCTCGCGGCTGATCCGCGCCGCATGGCTATGTTGCTGCTCAACCGGCCCGGTGTTTTTGTCGACATTGACGGGTACTTGCAGCGGCAGCGCAAACACAAGGGCGCCCTGTTCCTGGATAGCGCCGTTGACGTCGACGGTCAGCGGCGCCGCCGTAATAACCTTGCCGATGCGATGCCCGGCGGGGATCGCTTCTTTGGCGCTATCGCGCATGATATTTGTAATAGCGGCATATGGGTCGTCCTGCACCGCCGGTCACCTCGCTTACGTCATTTGTATATATAGTCCCACTTTTCTTCTACTTTATCTGCTTTCTTTTTACCACTGCCGGAGTATTTAGCCACCGGCAGGCTCCCGGCTTCCTGCTCGTCCATCATGCGCCGGAAATTCAGCGTCAGCTTGTTTAAGTACAAGCCGTTTTTCCATGTGTGCGTGTCCGCATCGATCCAAAACAGGCCGTACAGGCCGGTATAAGGCTCCTGCACTACGACGGCGTCGCCGGTGATGCACCCGATATTTCCGAGATTGTGGACAGTGATTTTTTGGCTGACGCCGTTATCGTCAAGCATTTTCTGCACTATCTCCCCGGCGTCCTCGCCTTTCGGCTGCCTGAGGTACTCCTGCATCACTCCGTACAGTTTTATAAGGTCGTCGTTTTTTACGGTTTTTACCAAGACATCGTCAGCGCTGTAGATCGTTACCTGGTTCACCATCTGTTCGATGCTCTCGGTAACCGCGGCCGACATGAGGTTGCTGCCGCCCTGTATTATCAGGGTCTCGGCCGTGACGTCCTTGACGCTGACGGTGAGCTCGTCGCCGCTGAAACGTATGTGGTACTTATCGCCGGTCGACCCCGACGCCAGCGTGTATGCAGTCTGGATGATTTGATACAGCGATACACCTACATAATTCCGTGATATTTTTATACCAGTCTGCGCAATGCTGCCTGCCTTGATATCAAAATCGTCACATACCCGCCGCGTTATGGCTTCCGGCGTGATATTTCGGAAATTGTATACAGCTTTGTTTCGCTTGACATATATGCCACGGTCAAAACATGTTACCTCAATAGTGCTTGAGTCCGTGAGTTTTTGCCGGCTGAACACGTATCCGTTGAACAATGCTGCAGCGTCCGCCGCAAGCAGCACTCCGGCCCCCAGCGGGATATCTACTACAGGTATGTTTTGGTCTACCGGCGATGCCAGGACGCCAAGCGACAGTGTCCGGCCGCACCTTGCGATATCCCCGCTCCAGTTTATCGACGGCGCCAACTGGGTAATATCGGCAGCGGCGTTGCCGGTGCATACAGATAATGCAAGCTGCACCGTGTACCCTCCTAAGCGCTCTCAAGCAGGCTCTTGTCCGGTATGTTCAGAGTATTGCCGGCATAGATAAGGTTTGCATTTTTTATCCCGTTATACTTTGCAAGGTCGTAGCACAATTTCGGCTCGCCGTAGAACCTGCGGCATATCGCCCAGAGCGTGTCGCCTTTTACGATGATATACGTCTGCATGGCCGGGGGCGGCGCCGCCTCTACGGGGCGCGGCTCATTGCCGGTTTTATCCTGTTTTTGTGTTTTAGCGGCAGTGAGGTACTTATACTCCCTCATCGTGATCGTTGCGTACACGTCGCCGGTCCCGTCCCTTTCGCCGTATGCGATCTCCAATATCAGCGCCGGGATATTTACCGGCGTATCTGTGACGATAAATCGGACTACCGTCCGGCTCTCGCACAATAGTTTTATTTTATTGACGTATTCATACGGCTTTATACTCGGCCCCACAACAAACGGGTATTGCTGCGCCGGGAACATGCAGTCAATTTTTATATTGGCAAGCGTCCCGTACCCGCCGATGACGACGTCGCCGACCGTATGTATGTTGACGGTTTCGCCTTTGATACCGGAGGCGACCTCAAACGAGGGCGGGGTGACCGGTAATACAAGCTCTTCGTTGGTCTGTGGGTTTTTAAAGATGAGTTTTATGGCAAACACCCCCTACGCTGACAGTATATGCGCCTGCTTTATCCTGCTTGCCAGTTCCCGCGCGATCCTGTCTATATCCGCGTCCTCGCGTACCGTAAGGCCATTTACAGTCACAGATACCTGCGGCGCGCCGGCGCCGGCGTCCTGGCTGCGCGCCTCGCTTGCCGTAAGGACCCGTTCACCCTCATGCAGCAATACCTGATAGTTGTTATACGGGACGCGATCAAGGCCATAAGCTTTACCGGAGGATGCCGCATACGAGGGAATGTTGGACCCTTTCGATGGTGCGTTCGCAGGATTATATGCCGCCGCATATGTTGGCATGTTAGGGCTTTGAGGCGACAGAATGCTTGGCGCGTTCGCCGCAACGGCGCTCGCAAGCCCAAGCGAAAACTGTTCACCCATAAGGCGCCCGGCGTCATAGTACTCACTTTTTAGCCCTGCGTCGTTTTTTATATTTTCTGCCAGGCTGAGCTGCGTACTCAATTGCAGCTGGTACCCTTCCGAGGCGTGGTATTCGTTTGCTGCTATTGCCTGGGCTTCAGCGAGCAGCGCACCCATTTGCGCACCGGCCTCTTCAGTGCCGGCTTTGCTGAGTTCGGCGTACTCCAACGCGAGAGCATTCAGTTTTTCTTTCGATCCGGCGTCTTTCAGGCTGTCGGGCACTTCGCCGGACATGACGGCCGTCATTGCGTCCCGCTCCATCTGTTCACGTAGGTTCTCCAGCGACGCCTGCCAATGCCCGATCTGCGTGTACGCTTCTTTCATTTTTTCGCC